CCCATGCTGTTGTCCAGCACCACCTGGCCGGGATGGGTGTAGGTGCTGATCAGAAAGGCCATCCAGGCCACTGGCTTTTGCGTCGGGTGGAAGCTGCCGGTCTGTTTGTCGCTGGAGAAGAACTGAACCGAGCGCGGGTACCGCTCTGTCGAGTCGTACTCAGCCAAGGCCAGGGCCTTCCCGTAGCACTCGGAGTTCACCGTCTTGCGCTTGGCCGTCTTTCGCTCATGCCCCCCCGACATCTGCGGGTTGTATACGGGCTGCTTGCGGTAGAAGACCTGGGCGCTTTCGTGCGCTCGAAGTGGCTGCTTCTTGGAGTTGAGAAAGCCTGTGGCGTTGCCTTTCTCCCAGATCCACTCGTACCGGTAGAGCTTCGGGTTGCTCGCCACCAGCATGGAGGCGAACGGCTGAGCCGCGCACAGAACGATGGCGGCCTCGGGCTTGGCGATCCGCAGGTATTCCCGCCAGAGCGGCTCGAGCGGGATGATGGTGTCCCAGGCGCATTGGGTCGATCCGTAGGGCAGGTCCGCCAGCACCATGTCGACGCTGGCGTCCGGCAGTTGCTTCATGACGTCCAGGCAGTCGCCGAGATAGAGCTGATATTCGTTCATGGCCTCGGCCCCCTGTAGATGAGCCAGGCCATGTAGAGCAGGGGGGAGGATCATGGCTGTGGCTCCTTCATCGCTGCCGCTGCAATCGATTCGATCTGATCGCAGTAGCCATAGATGTCCTGGGCGCTGTTCTGCCCGTTCACGCAGTCACGGACGGTTGGGCGGATGTTTCCGTCGACCTGGGCGGTGATGGCATGGAGGGCTTGGAGCAGCGCTTCGTTCTCGTCGATCAAGGCCCGGACTGCGGCGGGGTTGGCCGCGGCAATGAAGCGCGCGACAGGGCAGTCGCCATCCTCCTCGAAGGTTTCGAAGACAGCCTCACAGTCGCGGTCGACGACCTGCTTGATTCCGCCATGTTGGTACCAGGGCCCGGCTGGCGCAGCCTCGGCCAGCCGCTTCAATTCGTTGCGGTCGGTCATGGCGTCACCCGCTTGAACTCGACGACCCAGACCCAGGGGTTGGCGTCCCATGCGTCGGCGCCGTTCACTGAGCTCCAGAGGTTGGCGAACGCCCAGCGCGGTGCGCCAAGGCACTGCTCGTGACTGGTGGTCTTGTCCCACATCCAGCCATTGAGCTGTGGGTGATGCTCTTCCGGCGCCGGGCACGCCCCGACATCTGTCCAGCCTTTACCCCCGTGCCCGCACTTGCGACCGTAATCGGTGAAGAAACAGCCTTCCGCCTTGGCCTGCTCATCGCTGATATCCTGCAACCGCTCGACGCGCACAGCGGTGACCTCAAGCAGGATGCGGCAGACCCAACGGTGCATGTGGATGCTCGGCCTGGAATCGCGCGGGTAATCCCAGTGGGCAACAGAGCCGTTGTACTCGGGATCTTCGCAACGGGCGTATAGGACTGGCTCTCTGTCGGCGGCGTAGCGTGTCAGGACAGCACCGTTGGCTGTGTCGTAGTCCGCCTCGGTGGTCTCGCGCACCCACAGTCGGTCGCCTGGCTTGCCGTACGGACACGCGATTGGGTGTTCTGTGCCTTGGTCATCCATGCAGCTCTCGTCAAAGGTGTGCATAGGGCGCCACGAACCGTCTGGTTGCTGATGAAGCTCGAATTGACAGTCTGCGCTGCGCATGCGCGGTTTGATCTCCCGCCGCGTGACCGTCTTCCGGTTCTCCAGAATGGCGCGCACCATCGGCGCCGAGAACAAAATAGGGCGTTCTTTCGCTTGGCTCATTGCGCCACCTCGATCAGCTTCCACTTGGTGTTGTTGCTCTGGCTGTGATCCGACTCAAGCAGGCCGTCTCGCTCCATCCGTTCCAGCTCCCGGCGGACCTGTTTGGTGGTGAATGGCTCGATATGGAAGCGGAACCACCAGGTGCAGAACCAACCACCGCGCGACCCGCCGGGCCCGCTCATGTATGCGATGATTCTTTGGCGTAGGCTCACGGCATCACCTCGCGGCGGGCCCACTGCACATAGGGGCCGTCGTCCGTGTCAAATATCCCCATCAGGAACCACTCAGGCCCAGGCGATTCGGGATTCCATGCGGTGCACGCGGCATCCTCATCTGGCAGGTCTAAAATTTCGTCACCCGAGTGCCAGCCTTTAAGCTCCAACCCTTGCTTCTTGGCCCAGGCGTAGTACGGGGCAGGATCTTCGCCTTCGCCAAAGTTCGGGATGGAAGGGTGGTACCACCAGCCATCCTTGTCGCGCTTCACTTCGACAGGCCCGAACGGCTTCCTTTCGTGGGCGGCGCATGGGGTGACACGGTAGACGTGCGAATACTGGCCTTGCCCATCGCTGAAGCTCAGTCGGCAGCCACATTCGGCAGGCTTGTCGTTGACGAACACGATATTTTCTTCAGGCATGACTTCGTCCTTGCCGCTATAGCGGCTGACTTTGAAGGGGGAGGGGTTACTGCTTGATTTGGCGAAGCGCGGCGTCGTATTCGAGCGGGTCGCCGTTGGGGTAGCGCTCGACGATCTCCATGAGCTTCTCGTCCTGTGGCATCACCACCGCTACCGGCGCGGGCTGCTCGGCTGGGTGTGTTGCGTTCCAGTGCTCGAACGCTTCTTGCGTGGTGACTGCCTCGATCTTCTCGTCGCAGGTGTAGCAGTGCGCAACGCCGCCGGCCGCGCCGACGTCGCGGTGACCTTGCTTGCACGGGTTCATGCGCCAGTCCTTGTCCATCTCCGCCTCTGGGTCGACGGCCTCTGCGCCGGCATTTATGGCGGCATCGATCACGGCGTCGACATCAGTGACCTCCGCACCACTCGGGAACCAGTCCTGAATCAGCCAGATGAACGTCGGCTTATCCCGCAGCCAGAGATACCTAGCCGCGTTTCTCTCTGCCGCCTGGCACGCCTGCTGTTCTGCCTGGCGCCGCTGTTCCAGGCTGTGGTTCTGCTCGTCGCGCTCGTTCAGCAGCAGTTGCAGGGCGGCCTCACGAGCTTTGATTTCTTCGAAGTGCTGCGCCAGGGTGCAAGCGAAGTCGCCGGCCAGGCGCTCGCTGATGTACTGGCGATAGTCATGACGCCTGAGCACGGTTTCGAACAGATTGGCGATGTAGGTTCGGCCAGCGTCCGGCGTGTTGAATTCGAGCTTTGGCACGGCCTGTTGGTTTTCTGCGGGCATGGCTATGTCCTTGCCGGGGCATGCCCGGGCGGTGGAGAGTGGTGAGAGATCAGCTACAGTTCAGCGATCAACAAAAAGGGGTATTAGATGGCTTGCTATGTCTGCAATGGAACGGCGCAGGTGTGGGACAGAAACATGGGCGGTAAATCAGTCGATTGTCCAGGGTGTGGTCGCTACGACATATCTGCTTCGGCATTCGCCGACATGAATCAGAACATCAGAATTTTCATCGTCGATATGACTCGAAACTGGCTCAAAGAGCAGCGAGCGGCTGGTGAAAATCCTCCGTTGATCGAGCGACACACTGCTTTCTGGGACTGACGCTGGGCTACGCCGCAGCCGCCTGCTGCTCTACAGCACGCCACGGATCGTTGGCCCGTGCCAAAGCAGCCATCGGCGGCGGACTGACGCTGTTGCCGCACATGTGGACCTGCTGGGTTTTGGTGAAGGGCTTGCCGTCGGCGCCATGGCTGATGACGTAGTCGGCGGGGAAGCCCTGGGCCTTGTACAGCTCGGCCGGCTTCAGCATGCGCAGGCAGATGTCGACGATCACATACGGCGTGCCCTTGACCATCACCGTGACCATCGCCAAGCGATCCTTGGTGGTGATCGTTGGCGCCGGCGCATCGCAAGCGCTGATGTTTTCGGTGCCGTAGTAGCTGATCAGGAAGGCCGCGACGCGAAGGGCGCCGTCTTCATGCTCTGGCGACAGCTTGTAATGCAGCAATGCGTGATGCTCGGCGCCGGCGGTCATGGTCGGTACCGGATCATCTGCACCCCGGCCAACGCAGTTCCGGCGCAGGGTGGCTAGGCTGGCGCTCACCAACTGCTGCTGGCTGCCCGTGTTGGTCACCGTGGTCAGTGGCTCGTCCATGCCCTTCGCGTCAGTGGTGTTGAAGCCGCCATTCATCTGAGCCATGAAGGCCGTCGCGACCGCGCGGTGGCTCTGGGTCATCAACGTGCCTACAGGCTGATCCGTCGCCGCTGGCTTTCCGCTGTACTCGGGGCCTCCAGCTCCGACCAGGACTGAACTCGTCAGCGCATGCTTGATGCCGCCTGCAACGACGGTTCCCAGTGGCTGGCCAAGGCCTGGGACACGCGGCTCTTGCCCGGGGCGCTCGCCATAACCCGCCTGGATGAGCGTCGAGCTTATAAGCGTCAGCTCGCCCCGGTTCGCGCACGTCACAGTAGGCAAGGGCTCCATGGGATCGTTCACCCTGACGCTACCTTGATGCGTGGCGGGTGCAATGACCGGGCTCGCCATGGCGAACGAGCCGCCGCGGGGCCAGCTGGTGATGGTACGCAGGGGTTCCGCCGACGATTGCGCAAGCTCGCCGGACCAATTCGCGATCGGTACGATGAACGGCGCCGGGTTATCGATGACAAACTTCTTCATTCCCTTGGCAACGCGGCGAAGGGTGGCCGGAGCCAGGTCCTTCTTGCGGCCGAAGATGCTTTTGCCCAGGTCGCTGAAGTCGATGCAGTCGGCGGCGGTCTTCCACTTCTGCTGGCCTTTGACTGGGTTCTTCGCGTGGGTTGGCTCAGGCCATACGATTGGCTGCCCGTCGCGCCGAGCGATCATGAATAGGCGCTCGCGGCTGGTTGGGGCGCCGAAGTCGCATGCCTTTATCACGCGCCACTCCACGGCATAGCCCAGGCGCTTCAACTCGGCGACGAACACCGCCCATGTCTGCCCGCGACGCTTCGGGTCTGGCACCAGGAACTGCTGGTGGACAGGAACCACTTCGCCAGGCTCAGCGATGCCGCCGCCCAGCTTCACCACGCGACCGGTAGCCTTGCAGCGCTTGGCGATCAGGGGCCCCCACTGAAGGATCTGCTTCACGTTCTCCAGGCTGATCACCCTGGGCCGCTTCATCCCTGCCCATTTGAGGCCTATCCACGACAGGTTGCGGATCTCGCGCTTACGCGGCTGGCCGCCGGCGGCTTGGCTGTGATGCGTGCAGTCCGGCGACATGTGGAACCAGCCCACGGCCTTGCCGCCGCACTCGGTGTCTGGGTCACCGTCGAAGACATCCGTGGTGAAGTGAACTGCGCCCGGGTGATTCACGGTGTGCATGCTGATCGCCTGCGGGCTGTGGTTCTTCGCCACGTTCACCGTCCGACCCAGGCCCATTTCCAGCCCGGCACCGGCACCGCCGCCACCGCAGAAGAAGTCGACAACGATCTCATCGTCCTGAGGATTGAAGCCGAGTCCGTATTGGGTTTTGAAATCGAAGGGGTGTTTCTTCTGTTGTGCGGACATAGAAGATCCTCGCCGGTTGGCGTGATTCGAGTTTGTGGGCTATTGGTTGATGGCCCGGCATGGGGCCGGATCAAGGAGAAGAAGGATGGTTATTGATTACAGCGAAGGTGCTTACGTTCTCTACGGGCAGGTTCCTGAGAAACCCAGGGTTGGCTGGTCGGAAGACGGCTTCGCTCGGTCGGATATTGGAACATGGGGGTTCCGCCTTGACGGTGAAGAAATCTATGGGCAAGGCGGTGAGCTTGTTGGCTGGATTGAGGGCGGTGTTGCGTCAACAAAAGCCGGGAAGTTTCTCTTCATCATCGAGCCGGATGCATAGCGACGATGCCAAGGCCCGTCCCGGGCCGTGGAGTGGGGAGTAAGTGGATTAAGCTGCGGGCAGGGAATCGAGTGCAGCAAACAGATCCGGCATGGCGATCTCCTTTTCTGCAGCCTGCAGGTACTGAATGCCGTCGAAGAAATAGGCGGTGTTGAGCTCGCTAGCGCTCCCGCGGCGCCCGGCCTTGAGTGCCCGGTAAGGCACGGTCATCAACCCGCCGAACGGATCATGGACCAGCTCCCCTGGGTTGCTGTAACGCTCAATCAGCCGGTCCACGATATCGAACTGGAGGGGGCATACGTGGTTCTGAAGGCCGCGCTGTGTCTGGTTCCCGTTGAGCGTGATCATGCGGTTCACGTCGTGCCATACCTCGGCGTGATGACTGCCGGGGGCAAGGCTCATGAACGTCGATGGCAGTGCCCCTCGTACCTCAAGCTCTTCGCCGATCCGAACATGAAATTCGTAGTCGTAGACGTTTGCCAGGCTGTATTCGGTAAACGCTTTTGCCAGCTTGTCAGGGCCAAGGCCTGCTAGGTCATCAGCGGTTAGCTGGCGGTTTCCGCTGGAGCGCCAGAATGCGTGGGCGTCGACCTGCCAACGTGCCCTGGTGTATTGATCCTTGCTTTTGGCAACTTTCACATCCGCATAGCCCTTCGAGCGATCTGTTTGTGGCTTGCGGAACAACAGCACATACTCAGGCGACCCTACGCCCATCTTTGATCCATCCTTGCACTGCTCGGACCAGCCCAGGCGGTAAGTCTGGTTGTTCTCCCGGACCACATCCGTGATAACTGTAATCATCCCCATGTAATCGAAGCCATGTTTCAAGGCATGGAATGTTGCCTCCATGTGAAATGGTGAAACGGTCGGCGCGCCGGCGCCGGTGACGTTGCCGAACTGGATGCGATCCTTCACGTGGCAGCAATACATCCGGCCGGGTTGGAGGATTCTCAGTAGCTCGGGCGTCAGGAAGTCCATTTGCCGCCAGAAATGCTCGTTGCCTTCTGTATGTCCGAAGTCGTTGTAGCTGGGCGTGTACTCGTAGTGGTTGGCGAATGGGATGCTCGTCACAATCAGGTCGACGGAGTTCTCAGCCATGGCCTGGGCTTCAATCACGCAATCGTTGTTTGCTGCACGAAAATTTTCGCCGCTCACCTCAAGCCGCTCAACACCGATGGTGCGGGCAAGGATGTCCTGCATGGAAAGGCTGTTGAGCCCGTGCTCACGGATAATTGCGGTCATGTTTCCCACCATTTCGTTGTGCTGACGCCACTTGTCCATAAGCGTGCGGAGTACTTCCCGCTCTGCTTCGGAATGGATGATGTGGATTTCAACCGGGTGCACCTGGAGGAAGCGCTGAATCCGGTGGATCGCCTGAATGAAGTCGTTGAACTTGAAGCCAATGCCGACAAAGATCGCCTTGTGGCAGTGGCGTTGGAAATTGCAGCCACTGCCGGCAATGACGGGCTTTGCGCTCAGGTACTGGAACTTACCATCGCTGAAATCGATGATTGCCTGCTCGCGCTCATCCAGATCCTGGCTGCCATACACGCTGACGGCAGTGGGCACGGCCTGCTGAATCGCTCGACGCTCATCCTCAAGGTCGTGCCAGAGAATGTAACTGCTGTCAGGATCGTTGCGCAGGATCTCGACCATCTTGGCGATGCGCTGCTCCAGGCTGTCGCGCTTCTCGCCACTGGCCTGCTGAACGCCCAAGGAGACGTTTTTGAACAATAGGCCCTGGCCGTCCTTTTCGGTACCGGCTGCAGCGTGGTCGGCCTGAACTTCATGAAACACCACCTCAAGCGGTGGCAAGTCATATCCGTCGTCACTGTACCCAAGGTCAGATGGGCGCTGTAGAAAGGCTGCCCAGCTGTTCAGCCATAGCCAAAACTCACGCTCCTTATGCGGGTAGAGGGTCAGGTTATTGGCCTTTGTGCTGTCGCGCTGGAAGAACCTGGTCAGCGCCTGGCCGGTGTCCATGATGCCCAGGAAGCCGGCGTAATGGATAAGCTCCTTATAGCGGTTTGGGCTTGGTGTAGCGGTGGCAACAAACCGGTACCGGACTTTCTCAAACAGCGTCAGGAATGTCTGGTAGGTCTTGGATCCGTAGCTGCGCAGCACGCTCGCTTCGTCCAGACTGGCAGCCGTGAACAGGTTTGGATCAAGTTTGCCGTCCCGGACCGACTCATAGTTGGTCAGATAAAACACATGGCCATCTTCCATTTCGGCGGCCGTGCGAATGAACTTGAAAGTCACACCCAGCATCACACCGTCACGTCGGAATTCCTGGCGCACACCCAGTGGGATGCATACCAGCACAGAGCCGCCAGCGTGCTTTTGGATCAGCCGAAGGATCTCGATCTGCATGACCGACTTGCCAAGGCCAAATGCCGCGAAAACCGCCCGGCACCCGCCACGGACTGCCCATTTCACTATGTCACGCTGGTGTGGCTTGAGAATCGGGTTGATCTCGCTGTCGTCAATGTCGAATCCGGCGAAGTCCGCGAGCCGGATCTTCTTGCGCAAAAAATCCACGTAGGCGGACATGGTGATCTCCAATGCAGGCGCCGCCCTCCGTGACCGGTGGTGGCAATTTGGTTTGGGTTGGGGTATTACGAGTGACCGGCATGGGGCCGGGACAAGGAGTTTGATGTGGCTACTGATCGTGAAATCGCTCTGGAACAAGCGCTGGTAATCGTTATTGGCGCGGCGAAGAGCCGTGGTTATGACGATAAGGATCTGGTTGATCACGCCGCGGCGATGCTGCTGGGAAACAACGTTCTTCGCAGAGTAGAACACCCGCATGTTGATGCCGCGATCCGGGAAATTTCAGACGCGCACGCGGAAGTTCTATCTGTTACGGAAGTGACGCAGGCCTGACAAGCTCATCGTCTGATTCAGGCGGGTCATCGGCGAGCGACTTCCGCCCGGCCGCCTCAATGAGTCGCGACACCTTTTCAGTAACAACGAAAGGTGTCGTTTTGATGTGCAGCATTGCGGCCTGTGTCTCGAAGTTGGCCGCGATGAGGGTCATCAGCAGCCGCTGATGAACGTCCTGCTGGTTGTTGATGCCGTGGGCCTTCATGACTCGCTGAAGGTCCTTCTTGAAAACGCCGGCAACCTCAACCGTGAACTTCTCGATGCCCAGGGCGGCAGCCTTCGCCGCTGCCTTCTCGCGCTTTCGGCGCTGCTTGAGCGCTTCCGCCGTCGGCTGCTGTGTTTCGGCCATGGCCTGCTCCTTCGATTCCACTGGCCGGCAGTGCCAGCCAGGTCTGTCGTTTGCGTTGTTGGGTGCGGAAACGTCTCACGCTGCTACCTTCACCTGGTGCCAGGCGCCGGCGGCGTAGAACAGCTTCGCGGCCTGGGCCTCATCCATCGAAACCTCGTCTGGGATGGCGATCCAGCCTGACGCTACCAGGTGGTTGGGGTTCGCGCTGTTGCGCAGCTCTAGGTAGTAATGCTCGATGGCATCGGTTAGGCGCTCGACCTTGTAGATGCCCTCCGGCGAGATCTCGACCGATTTGATGTACTCATCACCACGCTCGCCCCGACACATGGCGGCGATGTAGATCGTCCAGCGGTAGGAGAAGTCGAAAATGGCGTTGGCTACCGCCAGGCTGCGGATCTGCTTGCAGCTCTTCCAGTTCGCCATGATCTGGCTGCCGCTGGGATCGATGTTCACCACCGCGACGTGGTTGGTGCGCAGCAGCGCCCGGCAACTGCGCTCAGCCCGGGCAAAGCCATTGTTGGGTTTGCGTTTCGACTTCATAGCGAGTCCGCCATCTTGCGTAGGGCGCGGCGCTCGGCCAGCGACAGAGGCCGGGGTTTGCGCTTGAGGACCGTTTCAGGGTCTATCCGAGTTGAGCGAGGCGGCGGGATGGGATTGCGTGGCGGGCTTGGCAGCTCGCTGACCTGGCCGCCGGCTGCCAGGAACTGGGCGATCTGCTCGGATATGGCGTCCGCCTGCGGCCGATGATGCTCGACCAGGCTGAGGTGGTTGCTGATATGCATGCTGGCCTCACTTGATGCGGATCGAGCTGTCGCCGCGCTCAAGGTGCGCCCAGGCCGGCTCTTCGATCAGTTCATGTTCTGCGTCTTCGCCGGCGGCCATGCGCTTGCGAACCGCTTCGTTGTGCTCGCGGATTTCCTTGAGCTTGGCAGCGATGGCCTTTTTGTCCGGAGTGATGCTTGATTTCACAGAGGTCAGGTCGTCCGGAACCGCATCCTCGTTGTCCACAACTACCCGCTCACTGCCCATGGCCAGGGTAATGGTGAAGAGCGGACGCTTGATCGACTTGATGTTGGCGGCTTCCATGTTGCGGCGCAGGTAGTCGGTGATCTGCGACACGCTATTGGATTTGACGCGCTTGAGCTCGGCCAGGCGCTCTATCTCGTTTTCAATCGCAGTAACGTCGCTTTCGATGTTCCGGCGCAGCATGACGATGTTGTCGGCCTTGATATCGAAGTCGCCCTGGATCTCGTCCATGGCGTTCTGCAAGGCCTCTTTCAGGCCCTCATCGTCCGTGTCAGCCATGGCCTGGAGTTCGGCCAGCTTGCCGGTAAGTGCGTAGAGCTGGGTCATGCTGCATTCTCCTTGCCGGGCTCAAGAGCCGCTTTGCGCTCTTCGAAGGCGCGAGTGATTCGGGCGATAAATGCCGGCTCGTTTCGACGAGTTGCCTCCCGGACATATTTCACATTCAACAGTTTCAGTTCGTGGAGGGTCACTGCCTTGCCGATGGTCTCGACCGCCGAAGCAAGCCAATCCACGCGCTCCTGCTTTTGGCGCAACTTCTCAGCATCCTTATCTTCGGCACTTGCTAGGGCCTCTTCTTCCTTAAGCTGGTCGACGTAGGTCTGATCGTCGAACAGGCCCAGGAACACGTCTGCGCTGAAGCCGAGCATCGATAAGGCCTTCTTGATGGCGTCGGTCAGCGACTTCTTCGGCGCCTCTCCATCAGTGGTCATGCCGTAGCTGGTCTTGTACTGGTATCGAGTGCAGCCGTACTGCTCGATCTCGCCGCGCTGGCCGTCCTGGAGGAACCAGAGGGCGATCTTCAGCGTGTGGCCGATCTCGCGGCCAATGCAGGAACGCTTGTCGCCCTCGCCGATGTAGATTTCGTGGCCTTCATCGAAGCGCTCCTCGATTATCTTCCAGCCCCATCCGATGCCAACCGGGCCGAACAGCTCGGTGGCCTTCATAACCATCGCGATGCCGCTCAGACTGGTGATGTCCTGGCCGTTGACCTTGGCTTTTTTGGTGAACCGGGTGTCGGTCTTTTCGACCCGAGCCCAGATTTTCAAGTTTTTATCGGACATGACTGTTCTCCAGTTAGAGGCCGGTGCGGGCGCCGTCGCGCTTATGAGGCCAGAAGTCGAAAGCGAATGCAGACAGGGCCATGTGCATTTGGTTTGCCAGCTCTCGGCCAGGCCGGCGCAGTTCGTCCTGCAAGTAGCACCACTGCATTTCGCCGAAGCCGTAGGCGTGCGGGGAGTCGGTTTGGATGCGGGTTGCAAGAGCCTCGAAGAAGTCGGCCTGCTGCGCGGTGTCCATGGCCCAGAATGCCTTGGCGAGCGTTTCCGCAGTGATTTGGACGGCGATGCCTTCCGCAACAACGATTTCAACTGGTGACTTTTGCATGACTGTTCTCCGCGCCACCGGAGAGGGGCGCTGTGTGGAATGTTGGCGTTATTGAGTGATGCGATCAGCCAATGCGCTCATCAGCATCAGGAAGGTCCAGAAGGTGATGGCCGAGAACGACCCGCGCCAGATCAATATCCGTCTGGCGCGCTGATGACCGGTCACCGCAGCACCTGCGAGAGCTGAGGCGGCTGGCATACACCGCGGGCCTCTTGCTTGGTCATGTGGTCGAGCATGAGCAACATCAGGGCGGTGCAGAGGATCCAGTAGAGGGCTTTCATGGCCGAACCCTTGCCGCAATCCTGCCGCCCTTCATGGTCACAGCCAGGCGCTGCTGGAGATCCTTCACAAGGTCCTCGCGCTTGCGGCCGATCACCTCATTGAACGGCAGGCCGAAGCCGAGGATGGCGATGCGGCGCTCGATGTCGTCGATCAACTCTTCGTTCAGCGTTTTCACGATTGGGGTAGACATGACGACTCCTTGCGCCGGCCAACGATCTTGTTGAGGCGCCCGCAGTAGTGGTTGAATTCTTCGATGGTGATGCGATTGTCGAGCATCATTTCGGAAAGTGTTTTCTGGATCATCACCGACCAGCTGACCGGTGTTTCTGGATCCTCAAGGGTTTCCAGCTCCTGACCGATCAGGACATGCGGGCTCATGGTCACAATGCGTCGTCCTCTGCTTGGGCAATCAGTGCGTCATCAGCCAAGGGCTCAAGTAGGGCCTGTGCGATTTCGCCGAGTGCTCCCTGCGGGTGGTCGCTCAGCCCAAGCAACTCAATGGCGTCAGCCTTGGCGGGCTGCCCGTGGAGCGTGTCAATGACCAGGTAGCCGAGCGCTGGGTGAGTGATTTCGCAGCCGGCGAGCCGGTTGTTCACATGCTCATCGACAGCTACGGCGAACTGGGCGAACGTCACGGTCTGTGGTTGACGCATGCGGCGCTGGAACTTCACATCCACGCCCCGCAACAGGTCCTCAGTCGCGCTGTGCAGCCACTCAGCCCGAGCAACCTCCCGAGGGCTCTCGCTCACCATCGGAGGCAACTGCGCGTCGTGCATGGCCTGACAAATCTTCAGTGCTGCGTTCATGGTTGCCTCCAGGGTGGCGGGTCAGTCGGTTGGCGGGGTGATGAAGGGCTGCCAATGGGTTATGCGATGCTCGAAACGAGAGCCGTCCGGATAGCGCCAGTCGATGCCGTTCCAGTAGAGGAAGCGCGAGCCATTGGCGAACCGCTGTGCTGCCCTGGCGGGTGTGTAGGCGATGACGTGGTGCTTGCCGCCGCCTTTCGGCAGGTCAGGCAGTCGATCACTGCAATTGATCCAATCGCTCATGGCGACCTCCAGTGTTTGGGGTTAGGCGGAACGGGCGGCGAGCATGGCGTCGGCCAACTCGTAAGAAGCAGCCGCAATCTTCTCGTTGCTGATCAGGCCCCACGTATCGGAGTGAGCGCAGATGCCCTGCATGGCCTTGGCCGCGAAGTAGTCGCGTAGGCTCATGCCGGACAGTTGGCGTTTCGTCTCTGCCACACTTTTCGGGTTGAAAATCATGTGGTCGTAATCGCCGACTGGGAATGCCGGCTGCAAACCATCTTCAATCGCGGCGTCGTACCGGAGCTGGGCGCCTTCAATCTGGCGGTCCATTTGAGCTGCCATGTATTCCATGACTGATTCCTCTGTGGTTAATCCAACAAATTCCGGCTGCACACGATCCTTCCGCTGGCTGCCGTTGGGCGCGGTGTCATGTGCATGCGGGATTGGTCGGGGAGGGTGGGTGCCGGTCTTTCCCGGCTGTCATGCAGTGATTCTGTGTCCGAAGGAGGTCGGACCGGCATGCAAGGCCATTACGCCATTCACCCACCTATCGGGCTCTGTCACCCCCTCATGACGCGTTCGGGGTTTTACGCGGCGATCCAGACTTGTTTGATTTCCATGGGTTCCAGGGTCGCATCTCTCCATAGCCGTTTTGGCTTTCGCCGAATAAGTGATGCAGATGCCCGGTGCTGATCTCCGGGTTGAGAGTCATGCCGAGGTCAACGGCTTGCGCCTACCTCAATATCAGTTATTACGAGCCGGTACCGCGCGGGCATAAAATAGTACTTAGCCGGTCAGCGTTCACTCTCGGTACTGTTAGTTTTCAAACCTGCCCATCAGCCTGGGCCTGCATCCGCATCGGGGTGTGATCGGAACACCAGGGCGCAACCCCTACATGGTTCCCGCCGCGTTTTTAGTATTGGCCGTCACGCTCATACCGGCTCAGGACATTCACGGGTCTTTGCGATCCTAGCGCTGCAGCCCGCTTGGGCACGCTCCAATCACACTCCGATGCGCTCTCATAGAGAGGATCGGGCAGCGGCCTTGCAGTCAGCCGCTGTCATTCGGTGTCCGTCTTCGCACTCAACTACGCGCACGCCGCTGGTGTATCCACGCTCAGCGTTGAGCCTGTTTGCCTCGCTGATGCAGGCGTTCAGGTCGTCATCGGCAAATACCTGCAGCTCTCCGCGCAGGGTGATGTGAAGCACCTTGTTCATAGAATTGCTCCGGGTTGATTTCCCGTCTGGCCCCGTCGCCAAGGCCAGCCAGTGAAATGGTCATGCTGCGAAAAGTTCGTGCTGGCATGGCTCTGCCGCTTGATATGCCAGCGCCCAGTACGGCAGCGGTCGTCCGAGCATCTTCAGCAGCTCGGTGTCATCCCAATCCAGCCGAACCGTGGGGATGACATTTCCCTGGTTGCGCCAGTTCTTCATGATGGTTATCAATTGAGGGCCGCAGACACATGGGCCGAGCAGCCTATCCAGCTCTGAATCACTCAGATCAATAGCCAGATGGCTGTGAAGAACGCCAAGGCTCGCATCAATCAACTGTTGCTCTCTCTGCTCACGTGTAACTTGCATTGTCCTGCCCTCGTTTCATGCAACCTTTTCGAGAACTTCCCGGCTGAAGGCCTGGATGTTCATGTGTGCCTTGACCGTCATCTGTCGGCGCTCCTTGATGTGTTCGCGCAATGCGAGGTCGGCCAGGTCGGCAGGGTCAGTCTCAAGCGCTGCGAGCGCTTCGTCGATGCCGCCGAACCACTTGGCGAGCCGCCGGGCGCAAGATGCCGCCGCCTCGTTCACCACTTCATCACTCGCTTCGAATACTGGGTTGCTCATCGTTGTTCTCCTCCTGGCTTTCAAATACCTCCCGGGGTGTGAGAGGCATTTGTAAAGCCAGATGGCCAACCTGAAACAGCAGGGGGCCATCTGTTTGTTGCTCGGTTATCGGGGATCAGGCCGCCGCTGGAATCACAACCAGCACGGTGTTAACCATCGTCCCGGCCTGCTTGAATGAGGCTTCAGGCAGGGTTTCGATGCTGCCACCGCGCTGCTCGACGATCCCGCGAAAGTCTCGGGTCAGTGCGTCGTCGCGAAAGGTCACGCCGGACGGCATGATCGCCACCAGCCGGCCGCCAGGCTTGAGGAACTTCAAGGCGTGGACGACGTGGTGAATATCGCTGCGCTTCTTGTCGAAGGGTGGGTTCATCAGCACACGGTCATAAATTGGCTTCGGCTCGACCTGCAGGAAGTCGCCGGGTTCGGAAACTCCCGACAGTGGCAGCTTCAGTTCGATCAGTGCTTTATGGTTGTCCGGCAGCAGTTCATGCATGTCGACCATGACACCTACCGCTGCGGAGTTGGCGGCCACCGCCAGAGCCCCGCGGCCCGCGCTTGGCTCCAGCACCTTCATCCCATCACCAATCATGGCGAGATCAGCCGCCTGTTTTGCAACGTGTGGCGGAGTAGGGAAGAAGCCGAAGTCCTGAGGAACGGTAACTTCACCAGTCATCAGGATGTTTTCGATTGCGTCAGCAGCGTCACCGGCGAACAGGTGTGCTTTTGCCTTGGTGTTCCACTTGCCCCCGGCGGCCTTCAGCGTCTTGTCGAGGCGCTGGTACAGGCTCTTGTCGAGCTGGCCACCGGTGATGAACAGCTTGTTCTCTTCGGTGCGCGAGGCGCTGAGCAGCGCCATTACTTCGTTGTCGACTTTCATGTGTTGCTCTCCGTTGATTTCCAATGCCGCCTCATAGAAGCGGCTAGTCGTGTCTCGCAAATTCTCCATGCAGCCTGTCGCGCAGTGTTGCAACTGCAGCTTTTGCCTCGGCCAAGCATTCGTAATGGCCGCCGTTATGAACCTTTCGGTTCAGCGTTACTTGGACGTGCCATTTTTCGTAATCTGGATTCCAGCTAACCCCCTTCACGCCTGACTTGCTGGTCTTACGTAGCGCTTGGTTATGCTGGTTTTGGGATGGTGTTGAATCACGCAAATTGGCAATAGCGTTGTTGTGTCGGCACCCATCTATGTGGTCAATCTGGCCGCCGGGCCAAGCTCCGTGATGAATGAGCCATGCAACGCGGTGGGCTAGGTATGTCTTCCCGCCAATCTTGATTCGCATGTAGCCATTAGTGCCCTTGCTGCCAGCATTACGACCCGGAACGATTCGCGTGTTAGGCGAGCTATTCCAGGTCAGCAGTCCAGTAGAAGGGTTGTAGGCAAGGGCGTTTATTGCTTGATCATGAGTAAGCATCTTTGACTCCCGGTTTGCTTCCCGGATGACCCTGTCTCCAAGGTCATCGAGGAAATCTGTTTGTTCGGGGGATTTGAAATCCCGACAGCTGACCGCGATGTAGTCCATGCAATGGCATCCCACCCGTCAGCACTCTTTAATCCAGGGCCATCTACGCTGCTGGCCACGGGGTGAGGCATCCCCTGTACCGAACTTAAAGGTGTTCGGCTCGCTACCTTGTTTCGTTTCCGCCGGTGTCGATCCGGCAAGGGGTGTCGCTAAAGAGCGGCGGGTCTGTTGAAGCCCTGGCGCCTTGCTGCTTGGCGTTGAGGCAAATATGTACCAATGGTTCATAATGGTCAAGTACCAAAAGTACATATTTTTATCGCAGGCACAAAAAAGCCCGCTCAATGGCGGGCTACGAATGTGCGGTGATGGCGATCAGTGCTTCTGAAGGATCCGCTGAATAAGCTCGGGAGGCAATTGATTGAGCGCTGGACGCTCAGCGGGTGGCGGGCTTGCCGGTGGCAATTTGATTTCCTCCGCGACTCGCTTGGGTTGTGAATCGATTTGCTTGTACACGAGGGTCAGCTCGGTCTTGATCACATGAGCTGCATAGAGCGTGCTCAGGCAAACACAGGAAAATCCAGCCACCATTATTGCTTGAGTGAGATTTAGCCTCATAGGGGTTCCTACCGTTTGTGTGCCGCGCGCAAACATTCAGGTCTTGGAGTGTTTTAGGCGGAACTCAGCGTGCTCCAGCAGTTTTCACCCAGCTTTAGCCTTGCTCAGTCGCATCGCAACGCTTTGAGCGCCGCCGAGTTTCTCGACAATTGCTTCCCAAGGCTTACTGGTGGCTACCGCCAGAGCTGCTGCATGCTTTCCCGTATCGCGAGACTCTACAGCCTCGCGGATCGTCAGCAGAAAACGCAAAAAATCGCCGCCGCTCACCGGGATCTGGCCAATTTCTGACGCCATTGTCGCCTCGGTCTCAAAAAAGCCGGATAGCCTGGTGCATGGCAGCCACATACCCTGCCAAGGACTCTCGACAATATTCGGAGGGGCCTGCGTTCGGTCCCAGTGCGTGTCATTGTGGCGTTGCAATATCCTAAGCGGCGTGCGTAATTGCATCGTCGCGCAGAATTTAAAATGAGTGACGACATCGCCAGCTGGCCAATTCTGGTCGCTTGCCTTGTATTCCATGACAACCCTCGGCGTCTTACAGCATCCCGCCACGCCAGACTACGCGGCCGATAATGCGAACCTCGTTTATTTCCCCGTCACGCAACGCCTCGTCGCCATAGCGAGCCTTGTCGGGGTTGTCGCTTCGAATGATCCAACCTTCGATGTCCGATTTCACTAGGCGCTTGACGATCGTTCCTTTGGTCGCGCTTTGCATCGCGAAGACTTGTCCGTCCTTTGGCTCGATTTTGGACTCATCAACCAGCAGGACGTCGCCATCATTGATGGTCGGCTCCATGCTGTGGCCGCTGGCATAGATGACGTCCAGGTGACGCTGATTCAGGTTATTGGCGCGAAGCCATGAGGACTTGAACGCCATAACGCCGCGAATCTCGACGTGGGTGTTGTCCTCGCCGCCACCTGTTGATCCCTGAGCTGTTAGTTGGAGAACGCCTGTATAGCCTGGCTCATTCTCAAGCTCGAACCCCCTGGGTGGGACTCGCTCGTCCAGAACGGGAAGGGTGACGGGCTCCTTCATTTCACCGCGGCCGTACTCAAGCCACTCGACGCGAACGCCCAGGGCGTTGGCAACGGCCAGCATCTTTGCCCCGCCGGGCATCGACTCGCCATTCATCCATTTGCTGGTGGCCTTCGGGGTGACGCCAGCCATTTTTGCCAGGCGAGCACCTGCGCCCCATTCAGGGATCTGGTTGTGCGCAAGCGCGTCTTTCAGGCGGCCGACGAACGCGGCGCGCAAATCTTCTATTTGAACCATGGGTACATTTTCACATGCGCTTGCATGTACTTTCAGTTCCGACATAACATGTACCGTAAGTTCATATTTAACTCGGAGGCTCTATGCGGCCGCTCAAGAAATCGATCGACGACGCTGGCGGTGTTCCGGCGGTTGCGCAGGCTTGCGAAAAGACCCCTCGCGCCATTTACAAATGGATCGATGCGGACGCTTTGCCGCGAACCGAATACACCGGTGAGACCCAATACGCCGAAAAAATTGCCGAGCTGGCTGCCTCCAATGGCAAGCCGTTCGAATCCGCCTGGCTGCTCGCCGAGGCGCGCCCGAAAAAATCAGCTGCATAACCCTTCCGAACAACCAAGGAGCCTCACCAATGGCATATGACGACACGCGCCACTTGAAAGACCGGGAGATCAAGTCCCGCTACGACGATGAAACCTACGAGGCCTTAAAGGCCGTGGCCCGCCTGCACAAGTTGCAGCTCGCAGTGTTCGTGCGCATGTGCGTCGAGGAGAAGCTGGAAAGCATCGTCGAGAGCGATGTTACCGATGAACGCCACATGGCCTGAAGGCCTACAGGAGGCCCTGTGCCTGAAACCACGATCTGCCATGGGATCGATGGAAGGCTTTACGAAAAGCTTGAACGACTGGCGAAAGCGGCAGGCGTAACGCCTGACGAGTACGCCGCAAAGCTTGGAGCTGAGCGTTTCTTCGAGAAGACCAGGCCAAAAGGTTCCGGAAAGCTTCGGAATCTGCCGGTGACACGGCGTGACCCGCCGAAGGACTCAATAGGCCCGGAAAAGGGAGGCCCTGATGAAGCCCTTGAATAGAAAACCCAAACCGCAGGCACAAAAAAGCCGGGGCGCAATCCCGGCTCTTTCAACTGCATACAACAAAAGCATCTGTGAGGCCGATTATGCATACCTCTAGCCACGATGTACAGGCCCTCAAAAAGCCCGCGACACATTTTCACGATTCGCAAAACGTGTCGCGACCCACGATGTCGTCTCGCGAGATAGCCAACGTTACTGGAAAGCGCCACGCGAACGTCAAGCGCGACATTCTCGCAATGCTCAAAGAGCTCAAGGTAGATGCACTCAGTTTTGAGCACATCTACTTGGACGGCCAGAACCGCGAACAGATCGAGTACCTGCTGGACCGTGAGCACACCGATTGCCTGCTGACCGGCTACAGCGCGCCAATGCGGATGAAGGTGATTCGCCGCTGGCGCGAACTGGAACAGCAAGACGGTGCCCGCCAGTCCGTGATCGCCAGCGGCACGAAGGTGGTCGGCGAACTGGCAATCCTTGAGTGCTTCACGCGCCTACTGAAGCCCGCGCCGTCCAGCCAGGTGCTGATGCTTGCCCAGATAGCCAAGAACAATGGCCTGGAGTCGAGTTTCCTGCCCGGCTACGCAATCGACGCCGCACCAGACGCAACGGGCGGATCCTCGATGCCCACCAAGTCAGCCACGGCCTTGCTGAAGGACAACGGCATCCGTTACGCGCCGGCAGCCTTCAACACTGCCCTGGCTGCCCGTGGCTTCTTGAAACAGCTCCAGCGCAAAAACTCCAAGGGCGAAATGGTTCCGTTCTGGTCGGTGACTGAAAAGGGTCTCCAGTACGGCAAGAACCTCACCAGCCCTCAATCCCCCCGCGAGACGCAACCCCACTGGTACGTCGATCGCTTCCTCGAACTGGCCAAACTGGTCGGGAAGGCCTGAAATGCAGTACACCGTCACGATAAACCAGGTGAAGGCGCTTGAGTGGGGGCTGAATTCTCAGCAGGCCCTGCTGTTCGCTTTCGTCTACGGCTGCCCGAGCTGGACCAAGCCAATCAAGACCGACGACGGGATCTTCTTCGCGCTAAGCAAGGCCAAGATCATCGAGGAGCTACCGCTTCTCACCGACAAGCCAGATACCGCTTACCGGATGTTGAAGGCCCTGGAAGAGGCTGGTTTGATTGAGCTTTCCAGCACTTCGAATATCACGCTGTTCCGCCTGACCGAAAAGGCGATCGAGTGGAATCAAAAGCTTGATGGGTCGGAAAAATATCCGACCCCACCAAAGAATGAAGGTCGGAAAAAAATCCGATCTACCCCGGAAAAAAATCCGATCAAGGTCGGAGAAAAATCCGGGCAAGGGTCGGAAAAATCTCCGACAAATCAGGATACCAATCATCAGGGTACCAATCAGGATACCGGTCAGGACTTGCAAGGCAGTCCGGACAAGCCGGCCCGCAATCTGGTTCTGGTGGTAGATCGCACTGAGGGGCCACGGGTCGAGATACCCGCTGACATGCCTGGCCCCAAAGACCAATCCTGCAAAACCTTCAAGGTCTGGGCGAACTACGCCATGGCCTACCGCAAGCGCTACAGCACTTGGCCCGTGTGGAACGCCAAGGTTGGCGGCCAGCTCGGTCAGCTTGTCGACCGCCTGGGCGCCGATGTCGCCCACCACGTCGCTGCTCACTTTCTAAAAACCAGCGATGCCGCCGTTCTCCGCAAGTGCCACAGCCTCAACGAGCTGCTGGCCAACGCGGAGAGCTACCACACCCAGTGGGTGACCGGTCAGCGCGTCAACGGGACGACAGCCCGCCAGATGGAGCGGACCGAGGCGAACCTCTCCGCAGCGGAGCAGGCCGCCCAGATGGTTTTGGCAAAACGCCAAGCAGGTGACCGCAATGAGTACCTTTGAAATGAACGACCAGCAGGTCGCCGGCCTGGCCGCTGCTATCTGCGCCACCGCCGAGGCTATGGGCCAGGAAATGAATCCGGGCACCGCGGCGATGATGGCTGAAGACCTCTGTGCGTACCCGGTGCCGGTCGTGAAAGCCGCGTTGAAGGCCTGCCGTTTCGAGGTGAAAGGCAAGCTGGCAATGGCTGACATCCTCCAGCGCGTTCAGATTGCCGACGGCCGCCCGGGGAAGGACGAGGCCTGGGCGATTGCCATGACCACAAATGACGAGTTCGAAACCGTGGTGCTGACCGATGAAATCCAGCTGGCTCTGGCCGCCGCGAAGCCCGTCCTCGACGCCGGCGACCAGGTTGGCGCCCGCATGGCGTTCATCAGCGCTTACGAGCGTTTCGTCAGCCAGGCCCGAGAAGACGCCAAGACAGTCAACTGGCACGTCTCCGTGGGCTTTGACGCCAATCGCCGAATCCAGGCCGTTACCAAGGCCATGGAGCTGAAGCGAATTCCCCAAGAGCACGCTCATAAGTATCTGGCTGACCTGAGTGTCGTGCCGGTCACTGAGGATGGCCGAGCCATTGCGGGCCTGCTCACTGGCGCCGTCACCCGGCCGGCTCCGGCCCTGCGCGAAAAGCTGCATCTGGTGAAGTCCTCGATGCTGGAGATGCGTGCCGCCAGCGCTGACAAAAAAGACGAAATGCGGATTGAGGCTGCCAACGAGTTGGCGGATCGCCGCGCACTGCTGATCAAGCAGGCCCAGGAACTGGAGCAGCGGACATGACCATCGACAAACAAAAACTCCAGAAGCTGCTGTGGGCTGAGGCTGCGTCATACCGGGCTGACTGCGCAGACTGGAAGCGCAACACCGAGGCGCTGCAAGAGTTCCTGGGTGAGAAGACGCTCGAGGAAGTGGCGCTGGAGCTGCTGGCGGAGAACGAGCGTTTGCAGTCTGCCGCCAGAACGCTGGGCCAACTTCGCTACACGGACAATGGCGGAGAGCTTTGGAAGCCGCCCCTTGGCGAGAAGCCGAATTTTAATTTGGTCGACCAGCTCAAGGCAGAGGTTGATTCGCTTACCCGGGAAGCCGACAGGCAATACACGACCATTGAAGCGTATCGCAAGGATGCCGAGCGCTTTCAGTGGCTGCTCAAAAACGCCAGCATCATCTTTGACAAAAAAGCCGCATATCAGGCTGAAACTGGATTCATCAAGTTCGACACCATGCCCGGTCGCACGGAAACCGCGTCGGCCATCGACGCCGCCATGAGCAAGGGAGAGCAGCCATGAATGCATTCAGCATCCTCAGCGTCATCTTCACAGTTATCGGCCTGATACTGATCGGCCCTTCGCTGCTGGTCAGCGAGGAATTCATCATCGCCGCCCTGGCGAGTGTGTTTGTAGCCGTCTACCTGGACCACTTGGGGATCGAGAAAGACCTCCGTGATTTCCTGGCTGAGGGGAGGGCCAAGCGATGAGCAATGTCATCCACAAGCCCCGCCACTACTGGGCGACTGGCTCGAACCGCATCCGCGATGTGTTCCGCCTGGCCTACCTGTTCGCCACTGAGCTTTCCGCCGCCGGCGCCGTGGAGATCATCGTCCGCCCGGTGAAGTCCCGCCGCACCCTGGAGCAGAACGCCAAGCTCTGGGCGATGTTGGGCGATATCTCCCGCCAGGTCGATTGGCCGGTCAATGGTGTGATGCAGAAGCTCGACAGCGAGGACTGGAAGGCCCTCATGACCGCGGCGGCCCGCCAGGAGATCCGCATGGCCC